GCTATATTTATTTCATTATGCGAAATCAATTCCTAAATGAAATCAAAGAAGAAAAACGATTCATTGACGTTGACGTTAATATATTGAACGAAATTGACGAAGAATATAATATTATAAATGACATCAAAGAAGAAGTCGCAATTGAAACACTAAAAAAGGAATATGAAAAATTGACTTGGTATGAAAAACAAATAATTGATTTGACTTCCGAATATGGTCAACGAGGTTTATCCCGTCAAACCGGAATTCATATACAAACCATTCATAACACAACAAAAAAAATAAAATTAAAATTATGGCACAACGTACAAAAAAAGTTGAAGGAACTCAACCTTCCTTAAAAAGAACTTACAAGAAAAAATCAATTCAAGGTCTTGGCGACATTGTCGAAAAGATAACCGAAGCAACTGGAATCAAACAAATGGTTGGCGATTGCGTGGAATGTAACGAACGCAAATTTCTATTGAATAGATTGTTCCCGTTTAAACGCGTTACAAAATTAATGACCGAAGAACACAAAGAAGAATTCATTTTGTTTTTAGAAGAATGCGGGAATCGTGTTTTAGAAAACCGCGTGACCGACATTTCAAAATTCGTTCCGTTTTTAAATTCTTTGTATGCTGAATATTTCGGAATCACAATCGAAATTTGTCACAATTGTTCGGGAATTCACAAAGCAATTATTAAGGATTTAAACAAGTTATTTTCAAATTCATAAAATATAATTATATTAATTTTATGCAACAAGAAGAAGAAGAAGAAATTCAAATAACAAAATTAAAAGGATTTCAAAAAGGACACAAAGGATTCAAGCCCAAAGGTGTGACACACGCATTGACACTCGAAGCGCGTGAATTGTTTATTATGACTTTGGAAGCGCAAGTTCCAAACGTTCACCAAGCATTTGCCGACGTACTCGAAAAAGACCCAGCAAAGTATTTGGATTTGTTCGCGAAGTACGCGCAATATTTCATTCCGAAAAAGATTGAATCCGACGTGAACTTTAATATTGAAAAACCTATTTTTAAACAACTCGATTTAAATGTCATTTCAACGGACGACGGCACAATCTAAAATTGCCAAATTAAGAAAACGAATTCGAATCGTGCAAGGTGGGACGTCAAGTTCAAAAACCTTTTCAATTCTTCCGTTGTTGATTTCCTATGCAATTGAAAATCCAATGTCCGAAATTTCGATTGTGTCCGAATCAATACCGCATTTGAAACGGGGTGCAATTAAGGATTTCCAAAAAATCATGATCCTTTGCGATTTGTACCGCGACGAACAATTGAACAAATCCGATTTGAAATATAAATTCAAGAATGGAAGTTTTATTGAATTCTTTTCAGTTGACCAACCGGACAAACTTCGAGGGGCGCGACGTGACATTCTATTCGTAAACGAGTGCAACAACATCGACTTTGAATCCTATCAACAACTCGCAGTTCGAACAAAGAAGTTTATATATTTAGATTACAATCCGACTTCCGAATTTTGGGTGCATTCCGAATTAATGAATGACATCGATTCGGACTTTGTTATATTGACATACAAGGACAATGAAGCACTTGACCCAGCAATCGTTCGGGAAATAGAAAAGGCAAAAGAAAAAGCCAAGACGTCGTCTTATTGGGCGAATTGGTGGCAAGTGTACGGACTTGGTAAAATCGGGTCGCTTGAAGGCGTAGTGTTTTCAAATTGGAAAATTATTGACAACATACCAAGTGACGCAAATTTTCTCGGTAGTGGATTAGATTTTGGATTTTCCAACGATCCGACGGCGCACGTTTTTGTTTACGAGTATAACAACCAAATCATTGTTGACGAAAAGATTTACACAACCGGACTTTTGAACTCGGACATAATTCGACGCATGGACCAAGACAAACGATTTCCAATTTACGCGGATTCAGCCGAGCCGAAATCTATTGAAGAAATAAGACGTGCCGGATTCAATATCAAACCAGTTGTCAAAGGTAAGGATTCAATTTCGTTTGGAATAGCAATCCTTCAAGAAAAGGAAATCCTTGTCACAAAGTCAAGCACGAATCTAATAAAAGAATTCCGCGCTTATTCTTGGGACACGGACAAGACCGGAAAAAAATTGAACAAACCAATTGACGAAATGAATCACGCAATTGACGCCTTGCGATATTTTGCAATGAGTCATTTTAAAATTATCAATAAAAAATTCCGTGTGACATAAATTATTCTTATATTGCAACGTTTTCATATTAGATTAGTTTTTTGATTAAGTAGAAGCACTCACTTTTTTAGGTGGGTGCTTTTTTTTGCGTGACGTTGTGACGAAGACACAAAGACGGAATCCTATATGTGCGGTTTACTATGAAAATAAAAATACACTCCCCTCAAAAAAGTGAAACTTTTGCGTCTTTCCGTCTAATTAGAAGTTTATTAATTTTGCAATTTATTAATTATCAATACTTTACAAGTCAAAAATTAGTCAAAAAAGCGTGACGCAAATTTTTAAAGACATTGATTTGCGTCTGTTATTAACAATTTGCGTCTTTTATTAACACGTTTGCGTCACGCTTTTACGATATGTAAACAAAAACGTTTATATTTTATTCCTTTATTTATATAATTTTCTAACGTGGGAAAAAAAAATAAATAGAATAATATAAATAAATGCTTATTTAGAATGATTCTAAATAAGGAATAAAAAATAAGTCTAAACAAAACGTCTTTTTGTTGTTATATTATAAATGGCATATTTATGAAGATTATAATTCCAAGTGATTTATCCGAAATTAAGTTGTCGCAATATTTGCGATATGCAAAAGTTTTGGAAGACAACAAAGAAGACGAAACATTTATTGCAATTCAAATGGTTTCAATCTTCTGCAAATTAAAAATCGAAGACGTTATGAAAATACCGGCTTATGATTTTGCGGAAATTATTCAACACTTGTCCGAAGTATTAAAACAAAAACCGGCGCTTGTTAGAACGTTCAAATTAAATGGTGTGACTTATGGATTTGTTCCAAACTTCGACGAAGAATCAATCGGAACTTATGCGTTCATTGATTCGCATTTAGGTAGTGAGGAAAATTGGGCAAAGTTAGCGTCCGCAATGTATCGACCAATCACAAAACGATTTGGCGAATTTTATGACATTGGGAAATTCGAGGGCAACAAATATGCCGAAGAATTTTTCGACATTCGAATGGATTGCATAGTTGGTGCGGTGCTTTTTTTTTGGACTTTAAAAATCGAATTGTTGAACAATATAATGGCTTATTCCGAACAAGTCTTGACGAAGGACAAGAATTTGGAAGCGGCGGAAGTTTTTTCGAGCGCTGGGGTTGGTACCATTCAATTGCAAAAATTGCGCGAGGAAATTATTTTGACATCGAACGAGTTGAAGCAACAAACTTACATTTTGCGCTTACCTTCCTTTTGTATTTAAAAGAACAAGAAGAAGAAGAAGCGAAACAAATAAATAATAAATTCAAAAAGAATGAATGAATTTTATAAAATAATAGAGTTTCTAAAATTGACAATCGATTCAAATCCTTTGGTCAACACAATTACACACGGCACACCGGATTTAATAGATATTGACAAAAAGAATATTTATCCGTTGGTCCATTTAAACGTAACACAATCGCAAGTTTTAAACGGGTACGTTTCATTTGATATTGAAATCACTTCATTGGACATTCGTAACGTTGTAAAATCAAACGTTCGTGACAAGTTTTTAGGAAATGACAACGAACTTGACAACCTCAACACGTGTCATGCTATTTTAAACCACTTAATAACTAAATTGAAGTTGCAGTACAATGACTTTGACGTTGAGTTGTTAAATGAGCCGAATTTGATTCCTATGCTATTGCAATTTTCAAATCAGTTGGACGGGTGGCAAACAACATTGACACTCGGAATTAAGAACGAAGTAATTGTTTGCGATTAATTATGGATCAAAAGGAAGTTGAAAAGACGTTTCAAGAATTTGGCGACTATGTAATTGCCAAAGCAAAGGCGAATTTAAAAAGCGCAAAAAAGTCAGCGTCGGGAAATCTTTCGGAGTCATTAGATTATGAATTGAAAGTAAGTGCGAATTCAATACAGTTTGATTTTTACGCCGAAGATTATTGGAAATTTGTTGACAAAGGAGTCAAAGGAAAAATTTCAAGTGCCAAAGCGCCGAATTCACCCTATCAATTTGGAAGTGGAACGGGAAAAAAAGGCGGTCTTCGAAGTGCAATTGACAAGTGGGTTATTAGAAAAGGTTTGACAAACATTCGCGACAAGCAAGGGCGATTCATTAATCGTAAACAAATGGTGTCAATGATTTCGAGTGCAATATACAATCGCGGTATTACTTCGACACAATTTTTCAGCAAACCATTTGAAGAAGGATTCAAGCAATTGCCGGACGAAATCCTTGAAGCATACGGCAAGGATTTGGAAAAATTTTTAATTAAAGAAATAGAGTAATGAAAAAAATATTTGTTAGAAGTCCGTACTTCATTGAAATTGACGAAGTGGACCAAACAAGCGGAAGAATTGAATTGTTTCTTTGGAATCAAGGAAATGCAATTCCAAGCGTTCCAATATATACATTGGAAAAACAAATTCCAAGTTTTTTGCAAACGAAATTGTCATGGAACATTTCGAACTTTGCAAAGGAGTTTATTAAGCCGGTGAATCCGGTTTCGGTTAATGTACCAACGGAAGAAAATTCAAATGTTTGGTGTTATATGCGTGTGGTTTCATATTCGGACGACGTGGAAATTAACGACGAAACTTTTATTTGTTTAAATGGATATACACAATTTTTGGACGGATATAATTATAGCACAACGAACGACATTGTTCCGTTGGTTAATGTTGACATAAAATTATTAAGAAGCACAAACGTTCCTTATATAAATGTTTTTTTGGCTTCAAACGATTATAATTGGTCGGGTGATATAGACAATTTCTTTTCAGCAACAACGGACGGAATGTGGAAACTTCCGGTTGATTTTAATACTTATCAATTTGGAGTTGACGGAAGTCCAATTGATTTTTATTATTTTAGTGAGCAACTTTGTGAGCCGAAATACACGCCAATTGTTTGCGCTTATGTCAATCGTTTTGGCGGTTGGCAATTCTTGACATTCTTCAAAGCAAATCAACAATCTATTGAAGTGAAATCGAACACTTATAATTTAATGCCGCAATCAATTAATTACAATACATTTATTGGGGCAAATAAAAATTTTAATTTTAACGGAACGCAAAAAATCACTTGCAACACTGGTTGGGTTAATGAAAACTATTTTGATTTGATTCAAGATTTAATGTTGTCCGAAACGATTTTGCTTGACAACGTTCCGGTGATTTGCAAATCAACATCAACGGACTTCAAAACGCATTTAAAAGACAAAAATATAAATTACACAATTAATTTTGAATACAATTTTAATCTTATAAACGACGTAATTTAATGCAAGTTAATTTATTTATATATACGGAATCAATTGTTTCGGAGTTTACGCCATTGACTTGCGACACAACTTCGATTCGTTGCGATTCAACCGAATACACCGCGGATCAAACCGAAACAAGTGCGGATATATTTTCAAGAACTGCAAAGAAAATCGATTTATTTAGTGACGAAAAAATTTCGGTGAATTCGTCTATACAAAATATAAATGACATAAGTAAGATATTTGCGGATTATTCGAATTCATTCACTATTCCGGCGTCACAAAACAACAATCAAATTTTCAAACATTGGTATGAAAATAGTATTAACGACGCATTCAATCAATTAATTCGTTACGACGGATATATTGAAATTGACACGATTATTTTTAGAATTGGGAAATGGCAAATTGAAAGTGCTTCGGTAAAAAACAACAAAATTGAAAATTATAAAATCACTTTTTATGGTGATTTATTGTCGTTGACTGACAAATTCGGCGAAGATAAATTGAAGGACGTGGAAACTTTAAACGATTACACTTTCAATTATTCGGGAACTTCGGTCAAAAATAAAGTAATAAGCGCAAATGCGGAAGACGTAATGTTTCCGCTTATAACTTCCGACCGAGTTTGGGAAATAACCGGAGTATCGAACAACAATATTTCAAGTCCGGCGGGTGCTATTTTATACACTGATTTATTTCCAGCAATGAAAGTGAGCAAAGTGCTTGAAGCAATTGAATCAAAATATAACTTGACTTTCAATAGTGTGTTTTTAAGTGACGAACGTTTTCAAAGTGCATATATTTGGTTTAAAAACAATGAAGCGCGTTCATTAAATTTCATTTCGATTCCCAAAAAAATCATATTGACCAACAATCAAAATGGTTGGTTTAACATCGAAAATAGTGAAATTCAAATTCTTCGATTCTTTGACGGAAATGCGCAACTTTACAACGCGCAATTCAATTTAAACATTACGTTTTCCGGAAGTACAAATTCAGTGATTCGAGTTTATAAAAACGGGATATTATTTACAAGTGTTTCAAATACCGGAACAACTGCGAGTTTTAATATCAATCAATCAATGGGAATTGGCTTGTATTATTTTGAAATACAAACGTCAACTTCGGTGACTTATTCATATACTTATAACGCCAAGCGTTATTCTTATAGTTCAAGCGGTGGGACAACTGAAATCACTTTTATAACTGGAAGCGGAAGTAGTTCGGCAATTCCAAATATTGATTTGACTAACAATGCGCCGGACATTAAAGTTTCGGATTTTTTCAGCGGCATTTTAAAAATGTTCAATTTGGTTGCGTATAGCACCGACGGCGTGAATTATGTAATTGAACAATTGGAAAATTGGTACTATCTTGGGGAAATAAAAGATTTCAGCGGATATACTACAACGGAAGCAACATTTGAAAGAATCAAACCTTTCAAGAAAATTGAATTCAATTATAAAAAATGTGAATCATTAATGAATCGTGGTTTCTTTAATTCTTACAATCGCGAGTTTGGAAATCTTAATTATTCATTTACAAGTAACGACGGAAGCGATTACAAAATTGAATTGCCTTTTGACAATATGCTATTCACACCGATTTCGTTTCTTGGGTATGCTTTGAAATTAGATTTCACACCATACAAGCCAAATCCAACAATAATGTATTTCAATGGATTGCGAAATAATCAATATTATTTCAACGACGGATCAACAACGGGTCTATTGGCTAACTTGAATATGTTTTCAAGTGACATGGAAGATTCTTCGGACAACAACGAAAGAAACACTTTAAATTGGGGCGCTGAAAATTCAACCATTTATGGCGGAGTAATTTCAAATACTTTATTTAATAATTATTATTTGAATTATTTAACAAATATTTATGAATTAAAATCGCGATTAGTGAAAGTCAAAATGCGTTTGCCTTATAATGAATTATTAACTTTAAGATTGAATGACCGAATTGTAATTCGTGACAAACGATATATTATAAACCAATTCACAACGGATTTGACAACTTTTGAAAGTGATTTTGAATTAATTCAAGATTTTAGAAGTATTAATTTTGACAATAATAGTTTAAGAATTACGGACAATCAACCAAAAACAATTGCAATTCCAACGACATCAAAAGAAACTTTGACTTGGTCGGTTGATTATGATTCGGAAGGGCTTGTCACTGGATTGAATAATTTAGGAACATCGATTGAAATTCAAATAAAAGAAAATGTGAGCGGTATTGAACGTAATGCCGGAATAAAAAGTGACAAAGGGGATTTAATTATAATCATTCAAAATGGATAATTTAATGGAGTTGCTAAAATTAGCACAAAATTTTCAAGCAAATGAAGTCATTTCAAGTGCAAAAGGGAAATATCAATTTCCAAAAAATATAAAAGGAATTATTAAAAAGGCGAAACAATGGCAATTGAAAAGGTAATTGACGTAAAAATACAAAGTGAACAAGCCGAAGGCGCGGTCAAATCATTAAGAACGCAATTTCGCGAAGCACAACAAGACGTTGCAGAATTAAGCGCAAAATTTGGTGCAACTTCCAAAGAAGCGGTCGAGGCGGCGAAACGTGCGGGGGAATTAAAAGACCGAATCGGCGACGCAAAAGCATTGACGGACGCATTCAATCCCGACGCAAAATTCAAATCATTAACCGCTTCTTTGTCGGGTGTTGCCGGTGGGTTTGCAGCCGTACAAGGCGCAATCGGGTTAATGGGCGTTGAATCCGAATCCGTAGAAAAAACACTTTTAAAAGTTCAATCCGCCATGGCGTTGTCAACTGGGTTGCAACAACTTGGTGAAAGTGCCGACGCATTCAAACAATTGAAAGCCGTTGCAATAAACGCATTGAACGGAATAAAAGCCGCAATTGGGTCAACCGGAATTGGTTTGCTTGTTGTTGCGCTTGGTGCGGTGTACGCATATTGGGACGACATTAAAGAAGTGATTGGCGGAGTGTCCGAAGAACAAAAACAATTGAACAAATTAAGTCAATCAAATTTTGACGCGGAAAAAGGAAAACTTGACGCGATAGGAAGCCAAGACAATATTTTAAAACTGCAAGGAAAATCCGAAAAGGATATTTTGAAAATGAAAATTGCACAAACCGACCAAACAATTAAAGCTGGTGAAATCAATCTTCAAAATCAAATTGTCACAAACAAATTGGCACTTGACGCAGAAAAAAGAAACTATAAACTTTTGCGTTCGGTTTTAGATTTCTTGACAATTCCAATAAGCACAATATATCAAATGGGCGCGAAAGCAATCAATGGTGTGATTGAATTGGTGAATAAAATTCCGGGTGTAAATATTGAAGCGCGACTTGACGAAAAACTAATTGAAAAAGGCAAAGACTCTTTGGCTAAATTAATTTTTGACCCAAAAGAAACCGAAGAAGAAGGAAAAAAAGTTGTTGCCGAGCAAAAAAAATATTTGAAAAAACTTGAAAATGACAAAGCTGGTTTGCAATTACAAGTAAAAACAATCGACCAAAAAGCAAGTGACGACGCTCAAGCCAAAGCGGAAGAAAAAGCCAAGAAAGCGGAAGAAGCAAATCAAAAAGAATTGGACGAATTGAAAAAGCAAAAAGACGCTTTGAAATCAATCGAAGAAAAACACGCAAAAGACATTGAAGATTTAAACGCGAAGACCGAGCGTGAAAAATTAGAACTTCAAGCCGAACGCGATATGGCGGAATTGGACCAAATTAAATTGTCCGAAGAAGAAAAGCAAAAAGCACGTCAAGAAATAATCGACAAATATAAAATTCTTGGCAAAGAACTTGACCAAAAAGAAGCGGAAGAAAAAACGACCAAAGATTTGGAAGACAAACAAAAGGAGTTTGAAGACCAAACTTTGACATTTGAAGAACGTCGTCAATTGCTTGACGAACAATCAAAAATGATTGACGAAGGATTTTTCAAATCGGAAGAAGAACGCACAAAGTCAAAAGACGAAAACGCAAAAGCGCGAATGGAACTTGACAAATTGGAAACTGAATCTAAACAAGCACAACTTGAAGGCATAGGCAATGCGCTTATGGCAATGTCAGCGATTGCGGGTGAATCAACAAGTGCCGGAAAAGCACTTGCGATTGCTTCAACTACAATTTCAACCTATTCAGCCGCGCAAAAAGCGTATGAATCGGCGTTCCTTCCAGTGCCAACAATTTCGTCACCGGCACTTGGGGCGGTTTATGCGAGTATTGCGGTTGCGGGTGGTTTAATGAACATTAAAAAAATATTAGCCGTAAAAACACCGAGCGGAAAAGGAAGCGCGGTTTCAGCACCTTCGATTTCTGCAAGTGGTGGCGGTGGCGGTGCAACTTCTGCACCTCAATTTAATATGATTGGCAATAGCGGAACGAATCAATTAGCGACTTCGCTTGGAAATGCAATGCAATCAAACCCAGTTCAAGCGTATGTTGTGGCAAGTGACGTCACAACGGCGCAATCTTTGAATCGAAATATTGTGCAAAATGCAACACTTGGATAAAAAAAGTTTATAACAAATTAAAATTTTAAATTATATATATATGTTACCAACGTACGAAATAATCTTTGAAGAAGGAAAAGTTGACGGAGTGTTCGGGATTTCACTTGTTGAAGATCCGGCAATACAATCAAATTTCATTGCATTAAGCAAACAACAAAAAATCAAATTGTCAACCATTGACAATGAAAAAAGAATTTTGCTTGGTGCGGTTTTAGTTCCCGATTTGCCAATATATCGCAATCAAAACGGAATGGAATTTAATATTGTATTTTCTGCGGACACGATTCGCAAATCAATGGAAAACTTTTTTAAACAATCGTATCAACAAAATTCCTCATTGGAACACGACCAAGAAATTGACGGCGTGACATTTGTTGAATCTTGGATAAAAGAAGACGACGTTCACGACAAGTCGGTTGCTTATGGAATCAATGAGCCGAACGGCACTTGGTTTGCTACAATGAAAGTTGACAACGACGAAATTTGGAACAATTATGTCAAAACCGGACAAGTGAAAGGGTTTTCAATTGACGGAATGTTTGATTTGGAAAAAATTAACTTAAATAATGCTATGAATTTAGAATCAATCACAAATGCAATCAAAGAAGGTTTCGAGGCAATCTTAAGCAACAAACAAGAAGAAGTTGTTGTTGAGTTAGCACAAATAAAATTGATTGACGGGGTGACCATTTTAGAAGCCGAATCATTTGAAGCCGGAATGCCGGTTTTCGTGGTTGCTGAAAATGGTGACAAAGTTCCAGCGCCAATTGGCGAACACGAACTTGAAGACGGAAAAATTTTAGTAATCACCGAAGAAGGTGTGATTGCTGAAATTAAAGAAAAAGAAGTTGAAGAAGTAGTTGAAGAAACTGCGGAAGTTGAAATGAATGCGGAAGACACACAAAAATTCGTTGATATGATTCGCGAAATGTTCACGCAATTTTCAAAACACGTTGCAAACGAAATTGACGCAATCAAAATTGAAATGAAAGCCGAAATTGAAAGTGCAAAATCAACAAAAGAAATCAAACCAAGCGCAAAAGTTACACCGGAAATAAAAAACGACGTAACAATTGCAATGACTAAAAAAGAAAGAATTTTATCAAACATTAAAAATTTGCAATAACAATGGCAACAACAACAACAATCACTTCAAATTATGAAGGAAAAGCGGCGGGTGCAATTATAGGACAAGCATTCAAAGAAATTGACACTATTTCAAAAGGGTTGGTGACAATCGCTGAAGACGTAAACTTCAAATTATCTTTAAGAAAAATTCAGTACACAAACGGGACAACTGCATATTCTTGTGGATTCACTCCGGCGGGTGCAATCGTTTTAAACGAAAACACTTTAGAGCCGAAAAAATTCAAAAATGATTTGGACGTTTGTAAAGAAGATTTCCGCGCAACTTGGTCGGACGGAATTATGGGCGCAAACGCTTCAAATCCAAACGCACCGGCTGACATTATGGAAGCATTACAAATGGAAGTTTTAGGCGCAATGGCTGAAAAATTAGAAACTGACATGTGGCAAGGTGACGCCGGAACGGCTTCGGAATTCGACGGATTCTTAACTTTGTGGGCGGCTGACGCTGACATCATCAAAGGTGGTAACGGATTAACAAACCCAAGCGCGGTTGTTTCGGAATCTAACGTTTTAGATTCTTATTTAAAACCGGCTTTAAACGCAGTTCCTTACGCTTTAAGACGTAAAGAATTAGTAGTTGCAGTTTCACCGGACGTTGCTCAAATGTATGCTTTTAAATTAGCGACTGCGGGTGTAACAAACGGACTTGGAAATACTGACTTCGCTTTATCAATTGGAAGATACCAAATCCAAGTTGTTAACGGGTTACCGGACAACACGATTGCTATTTTCGAAAAGAAAAACCTTGTTTTCGGTACTGGTTTATTGGCTGACTACAACACATTTACACTTGTTGACGAAGATTCAATCGGTTTATTAACCGGAAAAGTTCGTGGAAAAGTTGTTTATTCTGCGGGTGTTGGTTACTACAACCCAAGTGAAATCGTTTGGTTAACATACGAAGATTAATTCACAAAAAAAATGACCGCGATTTAAACGTCGCGGTTTATTAAATTAACTATTAAATTTAAAATATATGTCTTGTTTAGTTTCAAAAGGTCGTTTATTAAATTGTAAAGACCAAAAAGGCGGAATAAAAGCAATTTATTTCGCGAATGGAACTGCCGAAGATTTTGGAATCACAATCGCAACGCACGCCGTTACTTCATTAGGAACTTTGGACGAGGTTTTCAAATACGAAGTAAAAGCAACAACAAACACTTTGACTGAAACCGGCACTTCTTCGGAAGACAACGGAACTTTCTTTGTTGCTCAAGCATTGGCGGTGACACTTCCTAAATTGTCGGTGGATCTTCAAGCACAATGTCAATTGATTTGTGCGGGACGACCAAGTGTTTTTGTTGAAGATTATAACGGAAACATCGTTTATGTTGGTGCTTATAATGGCACTATGTCGAATATGACAAAAGTCAGCGGGGGTGCTTCAGGCGATTTGAGCGGATTTACTTTGGCAATCAATGCTGAAGAAAAAGACAATTCACCTTTCCTTGACAACACAACAAAAGCCGCTTTGAAATTAATTGTTTCAAACGTAGTGGTTTCATAAATTGTTCATTTTTTGTAAAAGACGCACTTCATTTATTTGAGGTGCGTTTTTTTTGTGTTACATTTTGATTTTTTTTGTTATTTTAGTATGGTAGTATTTAACCCAAACGACGAAATTCATTCATTGCGTTGCATTCCAAGAAGGCAATGCGAAGTTATTATTTTGAAATTACGCAACGAATTAAAAGATACAATCCAAACGTTTGAAATTCCCGCATTGGAATATGGCAATTATATGGTTTTAGAATTTGAAAAGGTATTTGTTGAAGGCGAATCTTCGGACAT